ATACAGATCGTGGCAGATTTTCAACCTAGTTGAACCATGGGGCTTTGAGGATCGCGAATACCGTACAGCTATTATGCTGACAATGTTACACAACATCAACGCCCCCAAAGGAAAGCAGAAAAAAGCGGACGTTTACATGCGCAACATGTTTAAGCTTGTCAGCAAAGAATTGATAGCCCAACAACGTAACGAGGAAGAAAAAGCACGGCTTGAGGCAGAGTTGGAAGAAATGACACCTGAGCAACAGCGTGAATTTTACTTGAGACAAATACAGAACGTATTCGGACAACCGATCATAGACAAGCGCCAAAAGAAATAGGTGATGTATGACAACAGCAGCAACCATAGCAGCAAAACTAACCCTTGACCAAAAAGATTATGATAGCGGACTCGCTAATGCTGAAAAAAAGGCATCTGGGTTCCAACAAAAGTTTGACAAAATTGGTAAGGACATGATGAAGGTAGGCGGTATGATGACAGCCGGCATCACCTTGCCGATTGTCGCTGCTGGTACTGCTGCTGTAAATTGGGCTTCTGATTTGGAAGAATCTACAAACGCTGTCAATGTTGTCTTTGGTGACGCTGCAAAAATCATAAAAGAATATAGCGATCAATCCGCTCAAATGGTTGGAATGAGCAGTTCTGATTTCAACCAATTATCAGCGGTTACGGGTGCATTCTTAAAAAACGTTGGCTTTGATCTTCAGGGCGCGGCTGAGGAAACAATCAATCTTGGAGAGCGTGCCGCTGACATGGCTAGCATTTTCAATACGGATGTATCGCAGGCAATGAATGCGATCCAATCTGGGCTGAAAGGTGAATTTAATCCGCTTGAACAATTTGGTGTAAAGATAAACGCTGCTGCTATTGAGGCAAGGGCGCTTGAAATGGGTTTAGGTGATGCAGAAGGTAAGATTAATGATAATGCCAAAGCACAAGCAGCACTGGCATTGATCTACGAGCAGACAGATCAATTTGCCGGTGACTTTCGCAATACATCGGATGGTTTGGCTAATAGCACAAAAATTCTAAAAGCAGACTTCCAAAATCAAGCAGCTGCAATCGGTCAACAACTACTACCGATTGCATTGAAGTTAATGACCGCTTTGAGCGGATTATTAGACCGCTTCAAAATGCTCACACCTGAACAAAAAAAGATGATCCTGGTTGTACTCGGAATTGTGGCTGCTATTGGACCGCTAATTACCGTCATTGGTGGAGTGATTTCCGTTGTTGGCACACTATCTACTGTGTTTTCAACAGTTTCAATGGCTATCGGTATTGCCGTCGGGCCGCTATTATTGATCATCGCTGCCGTGATTGCTGTTATTGTATTATTGGCTCTGGCATGGAAAAACAACTGGGGTGATATCCAGGGTAAGACGAAAGCAGTTGTTGATTGGATAACAAACGCATTTCAGTTGCTAAAATCCTGGCTAGACGAAAAAATACCAATAGCGTTAGAGTGGCTAAAAAACGCATGGGAAAACGTATTGTTGCCCGCTATTCAGGCAGTCTGGGATTGGCTGAATACGGTTCTATTTCCATTTTTTGTAGCATTGGCTGAATTCTTTAATGCTGTTTTTACCTTAGCATTAACAGCATTGGCAGGTATTTGGGAAAACGTGTTATTGCCAGCTATTGAAGCAGTCTGGGATTTTATAAAAACAAAATTAGGCCCGGTAATCGAAGATCTTGTTGAGTGGTTTAATGATAAAATCATGCCCGCTATCAAAGACGTAGCTGGGTTTCTCGACGAGAAACTAAAAAAAGCCTTTGATGGAATAAGCGAAGCTATTAAAGGCGTAACAGGATGGCTTAAAGACATGACGGATAAGATAAAAAATATTAAGCTACCCGATTGGTTAACCCCTGGATCACCAACACCGTTTGAAATTGGTTTACGGGGTATATCAGATGCCATGAAACGTCTTAGTATGAGCGACCTACCGAAATTAAAAACGCAATTGGAAATAGATAGCACAAATCTTGTACCTGCCAACGTTGCATTATCAGGCGATGAATCAGGCGGTAATAATAAGTCGATTGTTATTGAGCAGATAATCAACCAAATAGCCCATGGAGCGGACGCAATCCCATATAGTATCCAGAGAGCGCAGGGGTATGCACAATTATGACAGTAACCAATTACAAACTATACGCAATAAAACCAAAGGCGACAACGAACCTTTGTATCAATCCTAGCTTTGAGACTGGAACGACTGGCTGGACAACTGGCGGTACTAATACAATTGCCAAAAGCGCCGCACAGCAAAGACGCGGAGTGTACAGCTGCAAATGTACTTATACCAACAACGACCTGTTAGCTTCGTATGCTATTACCCTGACAGATACCGACCACGTGGGGGCTATGGATATTTACATTCCATCAACCTACACAGGGACGCAATTGACCTTGACATGGACGGGCTACACAAGCGGAGTTGTTGTTAGTGGACTTGCAGACATGACCATTGTTGACAAATGGCAGCGGGTACATTGTCATATTGACCCTAATGCTGGGGATCTTGTTGGCACGCTGACACTATCCGAAACGGGTACAAACGGGAGCGCTGCTGAGTTTATCTACATCGACGGCGTACAGATTGAAGCAGGCACAGCACCTACAACCTACCTTGACGGCGACATGGAAGGCAACATCCTTGCCGAGGGTGTACTGGAATATTACTGGACTGGTCAACAACACGCAAGCACCAGTGTTCGCACTGCCAACACCAGGGCGGGCGGTGAGCTGGTCGATATATCAGCGTATTGCAAGAATATTCTACTTGAGGGATTAGGCGTATCACCTGTTGATAATATTTCAGTGCCACAAACTAACGGGGGCGAGGTATATCTATACAGCAATTACCAGTCGAGATATTTTACACTCCAGGCGGTGTTTGAAGGCTCTCACATCGGCGCCATCCAGGCTAAACGCAAGGCACTATGGGACTTGATCAAACCGGACGTGAACGTCTATCCGCAACCGCTGGTGCTACGCTATCAGGGGTTCGATGAAAATGGTAATATTGCCAGTGAACCAGTGGACATCAAGTGTCAATATGTTAGCGGACTTGACAGATCCCCACAGATGCGCTTTGCTCACTTCGCAGACATCACGTTTAGAGTAAGTGATACAGCGCTTGAGATTGACGGTGATGTTGGTGTTGGACTTGACTTCAATGACACGCTAGCGTATGCTGATCACATTCTAAAACGATCGTCGAATGGTATATGGAGTGCCATGGCGGGAATGACAGGTGTAATTTATACAATTGCACAACATCCAATCACAAAAGAAATATATATCGGCGGTAATTTTTTAAACACGGGCGGTGATCCAGATGCCGATTATCTCGCTAAATGGGACGCGGTTGCAGGTGCTTGGGTTTCCGTTGTTGCTGGCTGTAATGGCGTGATTAATGTTTTGAAATTTGATGCTATTGGAAATTTATATATCGCTGGTGAGTTTACGAATTGGGGTGATGCAAATGGTAATTATATTGTCAAATGGGATGGATCAAATTTATCCAGTTTAGGAACTGGTTTGAACTACTATTGTTATGCTTTAGCTATTGACAATAATGGAATTTTATATGCTGGTGGTTTATTCACTTTAGCTGGTGGAGTTGCTAATACAACACGAATAGCAAAATGGAATGGTTCTGTTTGGGCACCATTATCTACTGGAATTTTAAATGGTCAAGTTAATAAAATTATTGTTGATAAAAACAACAATTTATTTATTGTTGGAAGTTTCGTAAATGTTGGAGATGCTAATGGCGACTATGTTGTGAAGTGGACTGGTTCAGCATGGATATCTTTAGGAACTGGATCAAATGCCACATTGTATGCAGCTGCGTTAGACGAAACTGGTAATTTATACGTTGGAGGTAACACAACAAATTTAGGAGGAGTTACTGTTACTTATTTTGGGCGTTGGAATGGTCAAAAATGGGAAGCATTAGGTGGTGGCATTAATGACACTGTACTACAAATAGTTATAAATAATAATTTAATTTATATCGCGGGTTTCTTTACAACTGCAGGAAATATTACGTTATTAGACAGGGTTGCTGTTTATTTAGGTAATGGAATATATCAACCATTAGATATAAATTTACCAGGATCAGCAACAGTTTATGATTTACTATTTGATTATCTTGATAATCTATATATTTCATTTTCAATTTTTGGTAACGCTGAAACCGCTGGCGATGACACCATCACAAACGGTGGGACGGCAGAGACATATCCGATAATTACGATAACGGGCCCCGGGTTACTCCGTCAAATTGTCAACACGACAACTGGCAAGGGGATATACTTCAATAATCTAACATTACTGGCAGGCGAAGTAATTACAATGGACTTGCGACCGGACAAGTTGACCATGGTTTCCACATTCAGGGGCAGCATAAAAAGCAATGTGCTCAAAGGTTCAAATCTTGACTTTCCGCTGATACCTGGCGAAAATAGAATAGCAACATTCATAGACGGGACAACGGACGCCAACACTGCAGCTACGATGAGATGGCGCGAGATGATACACAGCATCGACGGGGCGCAGTATGAATAGGTATCAGATCATCATAAAGACGGCTACAGGGCTTGAGGTCAAACGCCTGTCTCGTGTAGCCAGTTTACGAGCCGGACGTTCGGACAGGGCTATTATGCCGTGTGAGATCACCATTCCGCAAATTCTACCAACATCATTTTTTGCCAAAGACATGATCATCGAAATATGGCGTGATAATGGCAATGGCACCCTTACACCTGATGGTGAAACGGGCTATTTCTTGCGCCGTTGGGACTTTTACAGGGACACGGATGGCAAGGACATGATCTATCTTGTCGGCATGGATGGTAACTACATCCTGGACGGGCGCGAGGTAGAATATGCAGCTGAATCGAGCCAGGCGACAAAATCAGGCGTAGCTTGTGACGTGATAAAAGAGATCATTGATGAGAATTTTGTTTCAGCAACCGACACCACCCGCAATCTATCATCGAGCTATTTTATTGTTGACAGCAATGACGGATTTGGTGCGAATGTTACAAAAGCGTTCTCGAGACAACAGGTGTATTCAACAATTAATGCTCTTGTTGATCAATCCAGAAACGCCGGCACCTGGATTACATTCGACACGGTTTATGATGGATCATTGCCGTTCACGTTCAAAACCTATGTTGACCAACGGGGCAATGACATCCGAGACAGAGTCACACTATCGGTAGAAGCTGGCAGTCTGTCAAATCCGGTGTTGTCATTCAACTACATCGACGAGAAAACAGCTGCTTATGTGGCTGGCAGGGGTGAGACCACTGATCGTCTGGTTGGTAGTGCTATCAGTGATGCTATAAATGACTCGGTTTGGTCAAGACGTGAAGTTGTGACCGAAAACTTTCAGGTTACCACTGAAGCCGGCTTGAACAATGAGGCAAGGGAATTGTTGAACAAGAACAAAGGCAAGTTGACACTTACCGGACAGATAGCATCGACGAAGGGGTTGTTATACGGACGTGATTGGAATTATGGGGACAGGGTACAGGCTACCTACTTGGGTAAGACGTTCGATTGCAGAATCAACGGCTATGAGATTAACTATTCAAACTCAGGCGGTGAAACGATTGACCAGGTAACTGCCTTTATTCGCGGAGAGGAGGACATATAATGGCAGGTCAACTTGATCCTATCCAGTTGATGCGAAAAATAGCGGAGTTGGAAGATAAGATTAATGCGATGCGAACAATTGAAATCGGTGGCGTGTGGCAGGATTGGACGCCTACGTGGATGGCTACAACAAATCCATCAATTGGGAATGGCACACTATCTGGGCGATATTTTCAAATCGTGAAGTTAGTCTATTGCCAATTTACGATGATTGCGGGTTCCACTACCACATTTGGCTCTGGAATTTGGCGCTTCAGTTATCCTGTTGCGCCAAATTTAAGCTCTGCGGTTTCGTATCAAGTCGGTTCTGTACGTGCGGTTGATGTAGGATCGACTGAATTAATTGGGTTTACTGCTAATTACGGCGGCGGAACATCCTATATGAGCATAATTATTAATGGTGCTTGGTTATCTTCAGTTGCCCCGTTTACTTGGAGTGCCACGAATGGAGACTTCTTGATAGTCAATATTATTTACGAGGCGGCATAAATAAAGAAGAAAATGGAGGCAACTATACCGACTTGTTCTGGATGAATTTATTATATGAAATTGCATAACTACACAGACAGCATGTTGTTCTTTGGACTTAGTCACGGATGCGAGCAAGGATGATAGAGATATGGAGGAAAGATGAAAAAATTATTACAAGTGTTAGTAGTGCTAATCATCATTGTAGGAATTATTATGCTTGCGTTTTCCTACGTCGCAACCATTGTATATGCAGACGACGGCTATCCGGCACCGGTTGATTATGGCTATCCAGTAGGCTATCCAGTTGATTATGGTTATCCAATTTATGACCCGTATCCCATAGAATACGGTTATCCGGTCGATATAGGTTATCCAGTGTTAGAGCCTGTACCATTGCCGGACTACCCAGAACCCGTCGCGTCATCGCCTGAACTGTCAAGCAATCCTGTACAGTTGGAACCAATCACGCCACAATACCGCAACGGGCGCAACCTGTGGCAGGAAATCTTATTCAAATTCTCGAAACTATTGGAGTTGATGAAATGACAATACCAAACATAGGAACGTATTTTCCAGACCCTATCGATACCCGTTATTTCGGGATGGATATATCATCCAATCAAGGCTTTGTTGATTTTGACAAAGTAAAACAACATGAGTATTTTCCAGAACCTAAATTTATGGTTGCACGCACTGGCATATCATGGGCTTATGTCGATTCATGGTTTGATACCTATTGGAAGTTTTTCAAGGAAAAGCTGAATGTTGTCAGACTTGCCTATCATGTTATGTACCCACTGGAAGACAAAAAAGCACAAGTTGACAACATGAAAAAGCATTTTCCTGGTGGAGTGTTTGACGGGGACGCAGTTGTCAATGATGTCGAATTGGTACATGGAGCAACTAGATCCCAAATGTCACAGGCAACTTACGAAATGAATAATAGGTTGCAAGATTGGGCGAAAAAGCCGGTTTTCACTTATAGCCGTTTCGGGTTTATATATGAATACTTTGACCTGACTAACACATTCTACTTTGATTGGTACAAAAAACAATTATGGTGGATGGCACAATATTATGGCAAAGACCTTTTAGGAAAACCAATTCTTAAAGAATTTCCAACATCAAAACTATGGTATCCAAAAGAATACATGAAGGAATGGAAAGTCTATTTCCATCAAACAGGCGAAAAGGGCGACGGTGTAAGAATAGGAACTACATCAAAACAGGTTGACACAGATAGATGGTGCCGGAGCGTTGCTGAATTCAATAACCTTTTCAATGTGAGTGAAATCATACCTGAACCAGAACCAATACCAGGTGAACCGATTGATATTTCAGCGGAGCTTCATGCAATTGAAAAAGCTGTGTTTGACATACGCGCAAAAATGGAATAGGTTAAGTGACCTTGAGGTCAGATAACCTTAAACGTGCTGCGATAATTAGTGATAATCTAATTATCGAAGTACGAAACATTGAAAGGGACAACATTGCAATATAGAACTGAAAAAAGGGGAAACGTCATTCATGTATGGTTTGATGACGTTGCTTCTGCATGGGAACAATGGTTTTTATTTCGCAGTGACGCACATCACGATAGTGTTCATTGCCGTCGGGATCTTGAATTGAAACACTTAAAACAGGCACGGGAAAGGAATGCGATTATACTTGATGGAGGTGACTTGTTTGACGCTATGCAGGGACGCTTCGACCCTCGTAGATCATACAAAGATGTAAGACCGGAATATCTGATTGACGATAAATACTATGATAACATCGTAAATGATACTGTACAATTTCTCAATCCATACGCAGATTTGTTTTTATTATTCGGGCGTGGCAACCATGAGTCGAGCGTCATCAAAAACGCATCCACCGACCTGACAGATAGACTGGTACACCTACTTAATATGAATGGAGGTCGTGCATATTCAGGGGGCTATGGTGGATATGTTAGGCTGTACTTTTCAAGGGGCAGCGGGGCAAAGTCATCATGCAATATAAAATATTTTCATGGCGCTGGTGGTGATGCACCTGTCACCAAAGGCATGATCCAGACCAATCGACAAGCGGTTTACCTGGCTGATGCTGATATAGTATGGAATGGTCACAATCACAATGAATATATCACCAACAATAAGCGCGAAAGGCTATCAAATAAAGGCGTTCTATATTTCGACCTGATGACCTTCTTGCGTACACCCGGCTATAAGGATGATTACGGTGACGGGTCAGATGGTTGGGAAGTCGAACGCGGGAGCGTACCAAAGCCACATGGTGCAATCTGGGGGCGCTTCTATCAACATAACGGTAAAATCAAGCGCGAGTTTATTGCGGACATAGAATAGCTTTCATCTTTCATCTCCCCTCCGAAAGAACACCCTGGCAATCGCTGGGGTGTTCTGGGTTACATCCCATCATTGATAATCTCGTAATTCCGACATTTTCCGATATTTTGTGCAATCGAAACATCAGATTGTATCCCACTTGACAATTATGCTATAATATTTGCAACAGTACCCAGCACGCGAGCTTGAGGCACATGAGTGCAGGCGATAGCAGCGTACCGAGCTTACCAAACCAGTGTACAATGGTGGTACAGGGAGTCAATCTCTGGGGTCATTTTAGCCGATCTCCCACGTGGAGACACGGTAACCGATATCGCCTAAAAAACTTGTTGTCCCTGGGAAGTTGAAAGCCACAGGCATGTCTGAATAAAACGGATGCCGGAGCGGCCTGTCCCAGCAAGTCAAAAAAATAGGCGATATTTGCTATTGACAATTGTGCTATAATATTATTGCTTCGCAAAAGCGTTTTTTTATCCAGCCGATATAGCTCAACTGGCAGAGTGGTCGCCCTGTAAGTGACTGGTTAGTGGTTCGATTCCACTTATCGGCTCTCCGACTTCTTCGGTTGTCGGATACCCCCTCAATCGTTAGTTCGGTTGAGCCTCTTCGGAGGATTTTGGCACGGGGTAACTCGTGTCAGCCTTGACATCTTTGGCAACGTGTCAAGGTAATGCCTGCCCCGTTTGGGTTCATCCAGCGGGGCTTTTTTTATACACAGATAATAGTATTTTTTATATATTATCGTTAACCGTTTAGAGTTAATAACCTATCATAATTGATAATATAATGATGTGTGCAATATCTTCGGTAAAACCTGATGTATTGCATACATCGTTATTAACTCTTATTACTGAAAGTAATCAAAAGTGATAACATGGAGAAACGTTAATACTACTTTTAATACATGACGCGCTTATCATGTAAAGAAAATGGCGTTATTAATACATGATAAAAATGGGATCACGTTCCTAAAATTCACGCTAATTTGTGGAATTGCAATCCATAGATTATATTGAATTTGTGGAATGTCGTCATTATCTGCAAAAAGTGACGCGTTTCCATTATGTGATTTGGACGTGTTTTGTTATGGATATTGGCTATCAATTTCCGTGATACAAGTATCAGGATTTGTGATACTAAAA